GATGAAGTATGTCTTCTGGGTTTTCAATAGATGCGAGAACTTCATCATCGTTTAATATTCTTACCTCGCCTCCATCGATTTGTATCCTAGAACCTGCATAACGTGCAAAAATAACCCAGTCGCCTTTTTTACACCATGGTCCTTCAGGAAACTTTTCTTTGTCATAACAATGTGGTCCTAGTGCAAGAACGAGTCCACACGTGGATGCCACTTGTTGTTTTTCTAAAGTCTCTTGTCCAAAATATAAACCTCCTTTAGATTTTTCTGGCATTTTAAATGGCAGAACAATCATTCTCCAACCCGTAGGTTTAGGAAGTTTAGTTTCTTCTTTTGTTTTTAAACGCTCATACGCGTCTGCTTCTGCTTTATCTTGCTTCTTAAATTTTTCTTCAAGTGCAAGTCTAGTCTTCGGAACTTCTTCCGAATTCGATGACATTATCAGCTTTTTGCTCATCTTGTTTCTCCTTTTTATCGTTTTGATTAAGTATATCTGTTAGTGCTTGATCCATAGATTGGTAAGCATGTGCTTGACCTAACAGATATTTGTATTGTTCGTAATCTTTTGCATTTCCTGCAATCATTGAGTCACCTACCGCCTGGTAGTTGTCTCTCAATTCTTTTCTAAGTTTTTTTACTAAATCTTCAAGTATTAGCATTTCCACCTTTTTCTAGCCTGGCGTAGTCTAGAATTAGGATCTTTTGCTGCTTTGGGGAATTTTTTCATTTGTCCGGCCGATCTAGCGCAATATGATTTACGTCTAGCTGCAGCTTTTGATCCAGGTTTGACCTTGCCTGTGACCGCTGTTTGTAGTTTTGAACCGGGATTTTTTCTTCTATAGGAAGCAACACCGGCTCGTGTCATTCCTGCTCCGGCCTTTGTAGGCCTGAAGTTCTTCTTGTTTCTTGCTGGCATTTTATCTCTTCTTGCCATTCTTACCCATTCTTTTAATATGTTTTTTAACTATCTTAGCTTGTCTTGCATGTGTCTTGGATGCTTTTTGCAAACCTTTAACAACTTTCTTTAAACCTTTTACCATTAAATTAATCCTTTATAATATTTTCTGTAAGATGGATTTGATAACTCTACACCACCATAACTCCCTTTGATTGATCTACCAAAGTATGGAGTTGTTGTTCCTCCTGGTCCACCGTTTGCTTTTTTTGTTCTTTTCACAATTGTTTTTACATTTGTTGGTTTACCACCAACGCCTTGAGCTACCGCTCTCTTTCTTTTTACCGCTGAACGTCTTTGTCCTTCTGACATGCTTCTTGCTTTTGCAAGTGGGACACATTTTGGATACTTACGTTTTGCGTCTGCTTTTTGTTTTGATCTTCCACATTTAGAAAAAGATCCGTCTTTTTTCTTTGAGCCAATATCGACCCATTTTTGTTTGAACCATTTATCAAGACCGTTTTTAGCCATGGCTTTAGACAAACTTTGTTACTTTTTTTCTATTTGACATTACGGCACCGCAACCTTTTGCAATACTGCCTCTATGTTTTCCAAATCTATCCTCTGGATTGTCTTTAAATTTTTTCTTAGGATTAGGAGTACCTTCGCTAAATCCTTTTCTTTTTAATCTTTTAGTGGCTTCCATTAATCCACCGGCTGCCGCTTTTTTACGTCCTTTAAAATCTTTTCTCTTTACACCAGATGGATCTTTAATTTTACCTGCACAAATTTTGCTGGCGTAGGCGTTCGCATATGCTGAGGGGTACACAGAAAATTTTCTCTTCGCTGCGGCTTTACCTCTAGGACAAAGTTTAGTCATTATTGTTTACTCGCTTTATCTTTGCAATCACAATCGTGATCACAAACACATGGTGTAATACCAAATAGCTTGCAAACAATTTCGCAAATTTTATTTTTAATTTTTTTCAACATTACTTGTTACCTTTTTTTGCTAAAAATTTTTTAAGACCTTCGTTTAATTTACCAACGCCTTTTTTTATCGCTGCTTTTTCTTTTTTGTTAGCTTTCATCATTGGATTTTTTTTCATGCTTTTAGCTGCAGATTTCATAGATTCTTTAAAATTTTTATCTTTATCTATATCTAAAAAATCAGGTTTTGTTCCTGAGTTCAGCATTTTTCTTTTCATCATGCCTCCACCCATAGCACCACGTCTATTTGTTACTTGTTGATTGTATCTTGGGTTTGCCATTATTTTTTCCCTCCTCTAAATATTTGTGTTCCCTTTATACCATAAATGCTCGCCACTACAAGGATCCATAAATTTGTGAACCATGACGGGAGCTCTGAGAACATCTTGAAAAATAATTTTACTTTATCCATTGCGGTTGGGTCATCAGATACGACTGCCCAGGCCAAAATTGCGATGGGCGCTGAGAGAATTATCAAAACTGCCTCATCTTTCCAGTCCGATTGTCTAGCCTCTAAAAGTTTTCCCTGGTAAGCTTCCTGGCCTTGGGCCATTTTTTGTGCGTGCATAAGCTGTGCATCCGACATTGCCATTTTTGTTCTTTGCTTGTTGGCATAAATTTTACTACCAGCAGAAACCGCTAATTTTATTGCCGATAACCACATAATTAAAATGCTTTTGATTTTCTTCTTTTTTCTGGAAGCACTGCGCCTTGTCCTTGAACTTCTAGCTCAGGTCCACCAGTAGCAATTTGATTATAAGCAGCGTTGTAAGTTGTTTTGGAACGTGGATCCATGTGGATTTCTTGTTCACCAACTTTTGCTTCTTTAATTTTATTTAGTTTTTCCATTTTTGCTCCTTTTTTGTTTCACGCCTGCTTCTCGCAAAGCAATAGCGATCGCTTGTTTTCTATTTTTAACTTTTTTATCAGATTTTCCAATAGAAAGCTTCTTTTTTTTAAACTCTTTCATCACTTTTGCAATTTTTCGATCTTGTTTTTTAGTTTGAGTCATTATCACCTCTAATAACAGCAATATTACCCATCATATCACCTGCTTTTGGCAATGTTTTAGATAAAATAGTCTTTTCAATTGATGTATTAGCTCTTAATTTTGCTAATTCTTCGTTTTGTTTTCGTTTTTCGTCTTGGTTTTCTTGATTCATCATTGCTCTCATCTTATCAAGATCCATTCTTTCATTTCCTTCACGTTCTTTTCTCTCATTTTCCATTGCTCTAAGGTCTAATTCTCTAGATCTTAATTTTGCAATAGGATCATTGTCAAACTGTGAGGTAATTTTTTTCTCTTCACTTAAAAACTCTTCCATAGACTCAGCAATGAGTTGTGCTTTTCTTGATTCAATTTTTTGTGACATCATTCTTGCCTGCATTTGTGTTTGTGGATTCTGCTGCATCGCTGCAACTGTTCTTAACTCTTGTGCAAACTCAAGTTCAACTTGTTCTTGGGCCATTAAACTAATGTGTTCAAAAATATTTTTTTCTAACGCCGCCATCACCGGTGGATTATTCCTTGCCATGTTCGTTGCCATGAAAGACAAGTGCGCTTGAATATGTGCTCTATGATCTTGTCCTGGAAAAGCTTGGAATGGTCTCCCTGCAAGAGCATTAATATGCTCTAATGCAGGGTCCATTGGTTGTGGGGGTTGTGGTCGAACTAAAATTTGATCAACGTCTTTTACACCGATTGCTTCATACATGTTTCGGTACGCTTGATATAAATTATGTATTTGTGGATTGGACATTGCCAATTGCAATTCCGTCTGCGCAAGGGAGATACGCTGTGTCTGAGAGAATATATTTGGATCTGCAACTGGCAATATATCTACTCTGTCATCAAAGTCAGACTGTTTGATGAGACGTTGTCCTCCGACAACATCATAGGGGTATTCCTGGGGTAGATAAAGTTTAAAAACTCTGGACATTAATTTAAATTCTTTTTTGAGCGCTGCATAAATTCTTTTATGAATTGCAGACATGGTTCTGCTTCCTCTTTCTAAAAGCGCGACTGTCGTTCCCACTGCAGCGCCTTGATTCCCGTCTCCTACTTGCATGTCAGCTATAGATGCAAAACGCTGACCTGCTTGTACAACGACACCCAATAAATTTAAAAGAGTTTGAGATGGCTCTTTAAATGGTAGAGTCATAAACGCATCTCTAATATTTCCACCTGGAGCGTCTACGTCTCTAAACTCTCCTGGTTGAATAGATTGTGCGTCATCTCGAATTCGAATACCTCTTTGTTTAAAACCTGCTGGTAAGTTTGATAATGTTCCAGCATCTAAGAGTTGTCGTAAGGCAGATGTGGCTGTTCTCGATAATCCACCGATCATGTGAATTAAACCAAAACCATAAAAGCCAAGGCCGGGTAAAAATTTAAAATGTACAAAGTAAGAAATTTTTTTCTTTAATGGATCTCCTGCTTCATAGTTTCTTCGAACGGATAAAACTTTTCTTGATCCTTCATCCATGGTTACAATGTATGGAATTTTAATCCCTGTTGGTTCACCGTTTGTGTCAACGTCTTCAAAACCTTCTAAATCTAAATTAACATGACACTCAAGTAATGTGAAAACATCTTCGTCTCTTCCTGATTTTGAAGTGCCTTCTAATTCAAGTTCTTTTTTCTCTAAATCTGTTAAATTATTTTGACCAGGTTTAATATCAATGTCTCTGTAAAAACCAGCCACTTGTTGTTTTCTTAATTCGTTTTCAGAAATTTTTACTTTGTGAATAATTGCTTCGGCATCATCTAAACTGGTTGCAGTATACGGCACAATAAGTTCTTCTGCTGGAACAAACTTAGATACCGCTCTTTGCATCATGTCATCGTAATAAACTTTTTTAAATGCAGAACCTGCAAGAGGTAAATAGAATAACATCTGATCAAAGTCAGGTTCATACTCCATCATCTGATCCATAATTTGATAATTCATGAAATCTTTTACACGATTAGCCTGTTGTGTTTTTTCTGGAGTCTGTAATCCTACCACTTGCGTTCGAACAGGTCCGTTCGCAGGAAGTAATTCTTTGTACGCCAAAGCTTGGAACTGTGTCGCTGCTTCTGCTAAAACAGGGTGGGTTGCACCTGACGCACCTGAAAATGGTTCAGTACGATTGTTGTACTTAAACCCTAACAAGTCGAGTCCTTCTGTGTAAGTTCTTTCCCAGTCTTTTCTAGAATTTTTGTAATCTATATAATTTTCAAATAAACGTGAGCCTAACATTTCAAGTTGTTGTTCTTCAACAAAATCTGCGAGGTTCGCATTAAAATCTGTTTCTTGTCCTTGTGCGACTGCATTCGGATCAAAGTTAA